TTTATTCTCCTAATATGTTTATCCGTTATGTAAAGTTCCAACTAGAACCAACATAGTCTGAGTCTAAGTAAGTAGGATCTACATAATCCTGCATCTTACCAGTACCCGTATCTGTAGCAGTACTACTATCGGTTGCTGGTTTGGATAGCGCACTTGCTAAGGATTCTGTACCATTTGGTGTTTCTGTTAATCCTTTACTTGTATTTATACTGTTTATAGCCTCGGATGTAGATATTGTTTCCGAAACTGCTTTATTAATTTGTAGTACTTGAGAACTTGTAATGTTACTCAAAGTATCAGACGCTGTTACCTGCCTAATAAGTTGAGAACTAAAGTTTTCTCCAGTACTTGCTGAATCCGAGAAAGGCTTGGATAGAGCCCTTGCCGGAAGTTCAGTAATTGTAGGCGAATCTGTAAATGTTCTCTGCCATGTAAGTGTCCTTGATAGACTTTCTGAAACTCCTGAAGTCGTATCTGTAGCAAACTTGCTGAGAGAATAAATATCTGTATCGCTTGTTGTTACTGTTTCTGTTTTTGCTAATGAAAGAGCTAAAACTTCTGAATCAGTATTAGAAGTTGAGTGTGCTAATACTTTACCAATTGTTTTCGCTGGGGCATCACTAGCTGTACCCGTATCGCTAAATGATGTAATAAATGATACTGCTATACTTTCTTGTGCAGTACCTGTATCACTTGGTGAGATATTAAATTGTGCTACGATTTGTGCAACTTCAGTTACGCTAACTGTATCAGTAGGTTGTTCTCCTAATATTCTTAATACATTAACAGAGTCTGTTACTGTTACCGCTCCTAAACTTGTTGCCACATAATATTGATAATCACCATTATCTGCTAAGTCATTTGTATATGAGCTTGCTCCATTTGCCGGTGTCCAATAAGTGTTGACATAACCATCATCAAACACCTTGGTAAATGCTTTTGCCATTGACTCCGTAGCATTTCTTGTTTCAGTAAATGTTCTAAAGAAGGATATATCTATATCACTTTCTGTTATTGTATCATTTACTGATAATACTTCTGTGAATGGTTTGGAGATTGCTTTAACAAATTGCTCATCTCCAATATTATAGTTATCTGCAGAAACTCCATCAGAGTCATCATTCCAATAACCAACTTCACAATAAGGTACTGAACCTTGATCTGTTGCAAGAACTGAATCTGTGAATCCAGCTGGTGTAAATGCTATTGCATGTGCCTCTGTTACACTAGGTGCATCTGTAAGAAGTTTAGTAAAGTCAAACAATGGACCTGTTTCAACAGTTGTAACAATATCATCTGCATCAAATATGTAGAAGTTGTAACCTGTAGATTCGACTTCGTATAGTACATTAAAGTCTACCACACTTCTTATAATTAAATCTCCGAACACCTCCATACCTGCAGGGTGTACTGTATCTCGTAAACTCCTATCCCAATTGGTTTGAGATATACCTGATTTAATTACATAAGAGAATGGTTGATATCTTTTGTTATCTGCAATTACATTAACATCAGACAATTTACCCTGATCGTTTTTCCATTTACCTTCGTATTCGAATAGATAACCTGTTGTTAATGTAACTGTACATGTTTCTCCTTTAGGAGATGTTAGTTGAATGTCTGCTGTGTCATTTAAGAATGTAGATCCTGGATTTACTACTGTGAACGCCGAAGGTAGCCCCGCACTTGTTACTGCTGTTATTCTTATAAAGGCATCGTTTTGTCCACCTATAAATGTATAATCTTCAGCAAAATAACCTGTAACTGCGTATGCCTTACCGTCGTCTCCTGTTTCGTTAATAGCATAAATTTGTCCTATCTTAAATCCTGCGTCTGCCTCTGAACCACTGTAAGATTTAAATGCTACACTTGTTAATACTCTAACAAGATAACCATATATATCTTCGTCTGCGTTACCTGCGCCATCATCTACAACATAAGATCTAATTGGATCTGTATCAAACTCTATTCCAGGTGCATTGTTATATCCTGCTCCTCCGCCATCTACTACAACATCTTTTATTGCTCCATTCTCTACTAGAGCATGTGCCGTTGCAGTTGTTGTAATTGTATCGCTTGCATGAGGAAATATTTGTACTGTTGGTGCTGCAATATATCCTGAACCACCATCTGTTACTGTGAAGTCTGTAATTGCTCCACCCGATACTGTGGCTGTTACAACGGCTCCAGCACCCGGTCCATTAATAGTTGTAACACCTGCGTCATCAAAATCTAAAATTAATTCAAATCTTTGTAGTGTCAAACCATTTGTTTGATATGTATTCTTTTCTACTCTTTTAACACTAGCATTTGTATGTTTTGTTACTGTAACCGTACCTGTTGTTTCCTTGTATCGTATATCAATCTTTTTACCTTCTAAACTTAAAGGTTCTAAACTACCTCCGCCATGTACTGCTTCTTGTATTTTAATTGTTTTTTCTACATTGTAGATACCATCAGAAGGTTTTAAAACATACTGATATGGATAAGTTACATCTACATTCTCATCAAATAGTATTCTAAACCATGCTTCTATAGATCTTCTAGAACCTTTTGATTCATAAAAGTCTTTTGCTCTTTTATAAAAGAAAGATTTATCTACTGATAATAATGAAGGGAAGTCTGATACTAATGCTCCTCTCCATTTATCTAAGAATTGTGTATTTGTATAATCTATATCAGAAGTATAGTTTGCTGGATCTTTATAATTTGCATCCATAAAAGCATAATACTTTTCTAGGAATGTTACAAAGACAGGGTGATCGTTTTGTATGTGTTCGGGTATTTGTTCTTTAATTAAATAACTTCTATTTCTTGTTTCTAAAGACGCATTGTCCTGTGCTGAATCTAAAACTGCTGTACCAACAGCACCTGTTCCGCCTCCGCCTGTTATTGTAACTGTAGGTACTGATGTATAACCTGTACCTTTGTTTGTAATGGTAAACCCTGTTATAACACCATTATTTGTTGTTGCTGTAGCTGTTGCTCCTGTACCGCCACCACCAGTAATTTCAATGGTAGGTGTTCCAGAAAAGTATCCTGTACCTCCATTAGTTACTGTTATAGATTTTACATATCTATAAAATGATGGGATATAATCCGCCATTAAACTTCTTCTACTTCTTTAGTTGCTGTTATTCTTACACCTGATAGTGTATTAATTGTAGCATTCAAAACACTATCATCTAATAGTAGAACTGTATTTCTAGAAGGTTTAGCAACGACTGCTGATGTGCTAGTATCGGAAGTTCTAATAAGAGCTTGTGTAGTAATGTCTTTAATACTATCATGTGGTGTAACATTAATTCTTAAATTTGTTTCTGTTCCATATAATTTTTTAAGTACCATGGAAGGTAAATCTACAGATCCTGAATCGTAATCTATTGTGCCTACTGCACCTAAGTTTTGTCCGTCTGTTCCGATTGCATTAACTGTACCTGTTCCACTATATGCAGGAGCAACTACTGTAGATGCCGGTGTATCTGATAATACTGCTTTATGTACAACACCTGATATTTCTATATCAAAATATGTGCTTCCTAATTCTCTAGGTTGTAGTTTTTGATTAAACTTAACCGTATAATTATGTGTAGTATTAAATGTAGGTTTTACTCTTTTTTGTAATCCTAATCTTATGTTAGTAGATATAATTGATGCTGTTTGCTTGTTAATTAAATCGTGTAGTCTACTATAATAGAAACTTTTGTTTAGTTTGTTTAATTGATTTGAAAAATACGCATTTACTTGATCTAATACAGCTGCCTCTACCTGTCCTTTTGCTAGTGATGTAAGCTTAGGATCATATGTAGTATCAATTTCTAACTGTATGTATGTGTATTCAGGATCAACAAACTCTGGCATAATTGCTACAGGTGTTTTAGGATCAATAATACTGTTCTTAATATTATCTTTATCTTGTTCTGTTATAACCTGTCCTGGTACAGGATTTAAGGATATAAAAACTTTTCCATACATAGGAGGATCGTTTTTCTCTCCTCCCCATACTGCAACAGATTGTATATTAGCATTGCTTTGTAATATTAGTGTCTTGTAATCTGTTTCAGTTACTGCTCTATCTCTTGTAGCATTGTAACGAGGTGCATTAAATCTAATCTCATCTACTGATTCTTGTATATTACCACCCGATGCTGGACTTGTTGTTGAAACTGAAACTGTTTCTCCACTTGCTGATATTACAGATGTTGCTGAGAATGTTTTAGCTGTGTTAGGTGTTTTACCTGAACTTGCAATATAGTCTACAATTAAAACATTGTCTACGGTTAATTTTTGTCCTAGTACACCATCTCCAAATCTTAATTGTGTTAAACCATCTATACCTTCTTCTACCCAATACACTCTGGAATCATTTTTAACATCTAATAATGTTGTTACTTTATTCCATGTGGTTAGTGATGTGTCTGCTAATGATTCTTGCACTCTAACTCTTATTGTCGAGGCATCGCAATTTTCATTAGGAATAATATAAGGTCCTTGAGGACTTGCTGTTGCTACTGTAAATTGATTAGATGTTCTTGTACCTTCTCTAATAACAAGGCCATTGAAAACAAATTGTGTTACGCCTCCATTAACTTGTGCAGACGCTGTAACATCTTCTAAAGGATAAAAGTTATATGTTGAACCATTAATAGAAGATGTAAATATCGTGTTTCTAGATAATATAATAGTCGTATCATTAAATGATGAGGGTGGTGTAACTACAAGATCTACAGTTGCACTTGCACCTAAAAATGATCTAGGTGTATAACCCAATGCCTTTGCAATAGATACTACAGACTCTCTTTTAACTGCTGTGTCTATAAAATTTTCGTTAGCTAACATGTGTGCTAACATACCGTTATAATGTGTATTATATGACAGTATATCTATTAATACTGCCAAACCAGATCCTTCAAAATTGTAATCTGCAAATTCTGTTTGAGATTTAAGATAGTTTTTTAAATTATCTTTTATGTCTTCAAAATCTAGTTCTGTTGTATTTAGTTGTGCCATTATCGTAATCTCTCTAGTTTAACTTGTAATTCTTCTGGCTGATTTATTCCTACGACTTGAAATCTAATTGTTACATCATACGCATTGTTATCATATTGAGGATTACATTCTATATCAAAAACTTCTGCTCTTTTTTCATAATTTTCTAGTACATTTTCTATTGTATTCTTAATTCTGTCTGCTGTGAACATGGTAGCATTTTCAAACAACAAGTTACCTAGTTCAGTTCCTAAGTCTGGTTGAAAGGGTCTTTCAAATGTTCCAGACAGTATTAAATTTTTCATGGACTGTTTTACAGCATTCACATCTAACTTTTTATTGATGCCACCCGTTATAGAGTTTTTACTAAAACTTAAATCAAAGTCTTTATATATTCTCGCTCTTTTCTGTCGTAGTGTGGCCATAATAGTATTTATACTTAAAAGTCAAAACTAGGCAGTTCTAAAGTTAAAAATTCGTCGGTCTGTGCTTTTTTTGTTATTTGAGGATCAACAAATACCTTATTTACTTTAGGCATAGGTGGTAACTTACCTTGTCTAATTACAGTTGCTGGATCTATATCAGGAAATGATGTGGGTACTCCCTTCACTTCTAAATTTATACCATCTGTCTGTACATTAGGAATCATTTTACATAAGTTATCTAGGTCTATTGCACCCTTTCTTAAATCGGTTGCTAAAGTATCAATGTCAATATCAAAGTCTTTATACTTCCTTTTCATCACATTCAATTGATTTTCTATATTATCTTTTTGTAAATATCCTAGTGCCATCAATCCTGCAATTTGTTTAAATTGATCTTGTAGTGGCAAGTCTCCAAAATCTCCTGTAGGTATTTTAATTGTTGGCATGGCCTCGTTTAATTTATCCATTAAACCTTGCGCTGTGCCTTCCACTTTATCTTTTAATCCTGCCAATTCTCCCATGCCAGGTATATCCATAATGGCAGCATCTATTGATTGATTTAAAGCGTCTACTTGGTCTGCCAATTCTAGTAATGCTTTTGCCGGTCCGCAACTCATTTTATCCTCCTATTATGTTCCTGATGTAGGTGCTTTTGTATCTACATCTTTATCTGAATCTGGGTTAGTACCACCTGTTTGTCCATGTGTATGTGTATGTAATGTCACATCATTAGATGTAATATTTCCAGCCGGTCCATCTATAGACATTGTAGGTGCATCTATTGTCATATTGTTGGCATCTATATCCATGTCTGTTTGTGCTTCTAAAACCATATTAGTAGCTGTCCTTATGCCCATGGTATCTCCTGCTGCCATTGTCATTGTTTGTCCTGATAATTTAGCAGATGCTCCACCTACTCTCTCCATTCTATTTTTTGTTATAAATGTATTATGTGATGCGTTAAATGTTTCTGTTACATTTTCTACTACTGTCTCAGATTTTGTTTTACCAACAGACTGTGTTTGTTTTCCTACAATCTCAGCATTATCATCTAATGCCACACGAACAGTTCTATTACCTGCAATAGAATAGTTTTGATCTGTCATAACCTTTTTAATGTCATTGCCGTTGATAGCTGTAACTCTATCTCCTAGGATTGTTAAGAAGTAATCTCCCTCTACTTCTTCATACTTATCTCCTGTTACTAACATCTTTGCATCGCCCAATATAGTTACATTGCAAGAACCTCTAATAAAAACATTTTTGTCTTTAGCTACTATTTCATAATCAGAGCCTTTTATTTTTTCTACCTTTGTTCCATCTGCTTGATGTTCTACAAAATTTCCTACAGGATGATACCAAGCATATCTTTCATTGCCTGATGTATTATCTGTTTCTGTTACAAATCCTGCCTCTGTTTCTCTAACCAAATTGTAAGGATACATAGATGTATATGTTCCTGGTTCTTTAGGAGCGCCTGTGCCTCCTGCTTTTAAATCTGCTAGTGCGTCCCAATACTTGGGTTCAAATGCTTCTAATTTAAATGTATCGTATGGACCTTTAGCTCTTGCGTATGGTTCTTCCCACTTAAGGCCTTCATAGTCTTTTTGTGATTTATCATCTAACATACCATCAGCTTCTACTGAAGGTGCTCTCGCTGTTCTTACATCTATTTCTCTTTCTTCTCTTTTTGTAATAAGACTGTAATGTGTTTCTGCATCTTCATTTCTAGCTAATCTAGATATGTCTGGTTCTCCTGCTCCTGCAAATCCTTCTGGGCCAGGTTCTCCAAAACCTCCTCTAGGATATTGTTTATTAGGATCATTGAAACCATCTTCTATTGTTAAGTCTTCATTTTTTTCTTTAGGAAGTCCTGCAAAGGAACCTAGTATAACAGGCATTTGGCCTTCGTCTCCATCAGCAAAAAATCCTATTACTGTTGAGCCTGGCAATAGATTAGGATTTTCCATAATACCTGATGTGCTTGCATTTGTAACACTATTAACAACGGAGGCATAAGGCAATTTTGATGTCGGCAATATTTCTTTATCATGTGTATGATACCCCATGATTCTAACTTGATATCTTCCTGATTTAGCTAAATCAATTCTACTTTCTATTATACCCAACCACCAAACCCAATTAGGCATATTAAGTTTTCCATAATTATTTAACATTATTTTTCCTCCGGTGGACCCATACTTTCAGGTAATCCATTCTTAACAATTTCCATTTTCATAACATAACCTACGGTATCTATTTTGTGTCTTATTCCTGTTATTAAATATTTTCCTGATAACTGTTTATCGAACAATTCATCATATTCTAAATCTTCTGTTTTAGATACAGGAGCTGGATAAGAAATGTAAATCATTTTACCTACTTCTATATCTGTTCTTCNNTTCCAGGAACATCTATTTCAAATTTATAGTCTCGTAATGAGTTTAAATAATTGTCTCTAAGTAATTGTGCACCTATTACATTCTCATTGTCTCCGTTACCCCCTTTTGAACCGGGTATGTTGTATGATTGTGTAAGATTGTTTGCGCTATTTAAAACTTTCATTGTTGTCATAGAATAAGGATTTCTAACTGTTCCTTCTGGTATAGGAATACCAGGCTCAGTGTGTTCAAACTTATCAAAGTCTTCTCTT